CGCGCGATTCTCGTTTCCAGACTGTCTATATATTCACGCAAGCTGGCGTTATCCTCTTCCATTTTGCTAAGTATATAATTGTACCTATTAATATTTGTCTGCGAATATGCCTCGCATTTTTCTTGTTGGTCGTAAATATCACACTTTAACTGGTTCAAATGCCGATTGGTCCAATGAATTGCACACATAAATAACACTATGATAGGCACCCACAAACATACTATAAACAAGGGATAATCAATCACATAATATTCAACAGTGTCCGTGGGTGTGGTGACCACATCACTAACCATAAATTCCGCATTAGAGCAAGACGACATTTTAATGGATAATTAAATTGTATTTAATGCGTTTTCAAATATCATTGAAAAAGTTCAATTTTTTAATGGACAATGTAGATATTGATTTACTTAGTAAGGGCTTAAAGTGGTCACATTATATATGTTTAATTTCTAACAATGCTAGTAAGCCGTTTATTGTCCACCGTACATTCAAGCTATGCAGTTTCCGCACTGTCCGTATTTAAAAGTTCTTGCTATCATAAGATAGACTTTAAAATCAGCGAAGAAAATACAGCAAATAATGCAGTAAAACGATTTGCAGCATTCAATATAGGTTGTCTAGCAGTAACTGATATTTCAAATGCCGTTGTGGGCGTATTATCTGAACGGGACTATTTGCACAAAGTTTCCGCATTAGGTAAAGATGATAGAATAGTTAAAGTGAAAGACATTTGCACTTACACCCCGAATATAATTATAGCAAAAAAGGATGATACGATCGAACAGTGTATGAATAAGATGTTGTTCAAAGACATCCGTCATTTACTGGTTATAGATGAAACCACCAACGACGTAGTAGGGATGATTTCAATTAAGGATTTAGTTAAAGAAGTTATGAAAGACAAAAATGATATAATTACTCGGTTAACTGATTTCAAGCTCGGGAAGGGAGCATATTTTGGAAGCGATTAAAAAACTACAATAAATTCACATATACACAAACCCCGTCGGTTGAATACCAACATAATACACTACACGTCTGTTTGCGCCGTAGTATCGCCCGTTTTCTTGGGGCGTTTTATAATTCTACTGACGATGGTATAATTATATTTTTCACAAAAATCTTTGACTGATAATAATGTTTCTTTTCCACTCCCACAGCATCTAGCAAATACTGTTTGAACGACTTCATCTGGTTCATAATCCCACAGGCTACGAAACGTCTCTTCATCTTCTTCATCTGCAAACAAGACAGTTTCTGCATCATAATCAATCTGACCATTATGTTGACTTATGCGGTCATACCAAATCGGACTGAACGATGCATAATACAACCATTTGCACTGAAAAGCATTGGCAAAGTCTTGATGTGTGAATGTATTAAAGACCCGATGACAATCTTTGCGCACTGGATACTTCACTGCGTGTTCAAGTACTCTGTTTCGGAGAATATTAGATGTATCAATGTTTGCATATGGCGCGATGTGTTCGGCCGTTAAATTGACTATAAATCGAATATCAGACTGTTCATCAGTGCTTTGCGATGAAATGTTAACACTAAGATATGTTCGCATAAAATCAACCAAACAATAAGAACGAAGCGCCATAGTATATACAATAGACCCAATATCCGTATCGGCAGCATTTCCGTCTAACCATAGCTGGTTCTTTGCTTCAACGTATGATTGTAATGATGGATGTAATTTTTTATAGATTGTGTTGTATACCATCAGTACGTAGTTGTAGAGTTCGGGTTTAAATCCCGAATAATAAAGTTCATATGTCCAAAACAGGGCTTCATCTGGTTTATGGTCGAGTAATGCAAGGAACAATGATTGTTTAACCTCAACCATTTGGTATAAATACCTGGTAAACGCAAGAGCAGGTTGAATGATAGGCATAGTTGATATTATGCGTAAATGTAAGTTACTGTTATAAATCTAACATAAAAAGTTTTCAATTTTACGACGTTAAACGTAGATTGTTCAACATATGGTTGAATACACAAATGATAGAATTGTAAATAGAAAATCTGAATAGTAAATAAGCAAATGCTCACAATATATTTTAGCAGAAATGTATTGTGAATACACAAAAATCTAATGATAATATATAATATGCACAATAAATCAAAGAGAGTACAATTTAAATTGCACAACGATAAGAAACCGCGTAAAACTAGAAAACAATGCGTGGGAGGCGCGAAGCGCAATCATTATGCAAATGCATCAAAGTCACATTTAGTGAGCGTCTTCTTAGAGATGTTAAATATGGTAAAGTTATATCACTGGAAAACGCATTCATATGCACAACACAAAGCAACCGATGATTTGTATGCTAGCTTGAATTCGGATGTAGACAAATTCATAGAGGTCTTATTGGGCAAAGATGCAAAACGAATAAAAATGATGGAGAAAAAAATAGACTTAATAGATCCTATCAATGTGACGGATTTTAAGTCCAGAATATACGAATACAGAGAATTTTTGATGGATATGAATATGCATTTTAACGAGACGAGAGATTCGGATTTGTTGTCAATACGCGATGATTTGTTAGCAGATATTAATCAATTTTTATATTTAATGACATTCCGTAAATAAGTAGTCGTCGCAAGCTGGCATCTCATATTGGCAGCTATATTTATAAAGCATCCCATTTAGAGTAGGCATATAATTGGCATCTGCCGGGTATTTTCCACTAATTTCAAATAAACGTATGGAACTAGGTTGCATACGTTTATTCAAAACGCTTTTTCGCAATTGGAATATTTTTTTCCACGTCCGTTGGATAATGCGTAGCCAGTGAGTTTTCAAAATAACAGTGTACGTGGCATCGTCCAATATTGCGAGTTGCATAATGTCAATGACTGGCTTGCGAATTTTAATAATACTATATAACTGTAAGTATGAGAGAGTATGTGCGTGCGAATATTTAAAGAATGTTTTTGGGCGCATCGAGTTAGCATATAGTGTAAGTTTGCGATCAGGAAAGTGACTACACAGACCGATATAATGCGTGCCATTTTGTTTTTCTGTATCTAGGAAATCTTGTTCTTCTAAGTAGATATTGTCAATGACATATTCGTCTTCAAATGCGTCTTCGTCACTATAAATATCTTCGTCGCTGTCCACAATAATAACCGCATCATCTGAGCTGATACTGTCTCTCTGCGTGGTGCCTAAGTCATTCACGTGAGGTTGCATTGATGAACCTGAATTGATCGCCATGTTCACTTCTGTTATATTACTGTCCCATATGGGTTGTGTATGTTGATCAAAAATAGAGCAAGTGACTGAATTCAATTTTTTATCAAATGTGTTGCAGTCAAAACCTTTATACAAATAATCGTTGTAATACATTTACACATAAAGGCTCTGCGACGTCGTAACATATTTCAGAACAAGACCTTCAATCTGGTTTAGTTTGTGCATAAATTCCACGTTTCCAACGGCTTCCGCAATATTCATAAACTCCTTAGCAATGGTTACGATCTTCAACATAGCCTTTGTAAAATCTCCAATAGAAATGGATTTTTCGGCGACTTCATTTTGAATAAACGACTTGCAATCGTGTTCTGTGGCACAATCGCACCATATCATAGAAAATTCAATGATGTCATAACACAGTGCATCAGAATAATCAATGCCTGTATGCAACCCGTCTTGCAATTCCTGGTCTTGATATGAATTGTATGCTTGTTCAAGTGCCGAAATCTTCCGATTAAGGAATTCGTCATTGCTGTTTGCACGACTAGCACGCAGATCGCTCGGCAACTTGATGTCAGTAAAGCACGAAAACAAGCCAATTAGCTGTGTCGGGGAGAATTCGGCGAAGAAATCCCAGTCACGAATAAGTTGCGAAATTGGGAGAGGATGGATTTCCGCCAGATTTGATGCCATTATACCCAGTGTAGTGAACGAATAGTGACCCTCCTCGTCTTGTATTATGAACCCATTTCTCACCAAAATATTGCAAACTAGTGCGGTCTGTGATTGCAAATACGATTGGGTAGAACTAAACGTCTGGCACTGGTTTTTCAGGTCGGTTTCCATATCGGTCAATCTGCCAATAGCATCAATATCAGATTTAATATATTTATACTCGTCCTCCATCGCACGTAACTCCCGTTCTGCTTGGCGTTGTTTTTTATTCGCGGTAGTATTATAAACTTGCAACGTTTGAATATACGTTTCACACACGTTGCGTGGAGTACGCAAGGATGCAATGGCAGCAGTATGTTGTGTTATGCGTTGTTCTGTTTGAAAAATATTGCGTTGGATATCGGCGGTCGTGATGACAATTTCTCGTTGCACCATACTTTTTTGCGAAAAGATGTGGAAATTGTCAGTTTGTCCGTTTTTAATAAGATTAAAAATAAGCGGATATGACACGCGGAACTTAGAAACCAATTGTTGAGGTTTCCCGCCCATCATTGTTTTATACTCGTTCATAGAGGGCGTTCTGAACAGGTTGTTACAATGAACGACGTGCCCGACCGTATCAATGCCGCGTCGTCCAGCCCGACCCGCCATTTGCGTATATTCGTGTGCCAACAAATATCTATCCAAATTGCCGTCAAACTTTGTAAGTCCTGTGAAAACGGCGGTTTTAATGGGACAATCCAAGCCAATTGCAAAGGATTCGGTCGCAAACAAGAGCTGAATGTAGCGTTTAGAAATCATCAATTCCACGATTTCGCGCAAAATAGGTATCATTCCCGAATGATGGATGCCAACGCCCCGCTCTAACATAGAAACAAGTTGAATGTATTCAGGTAGTTCCATATATTCTTTGTAGTTCGGTAATTTGCGTATAATGTGGTCGCATTCAGATCTAACCAAATGTGCGTGATTGCTGTCTTCTTCCGTCAATGGAACTGTAATATCAGCAGCGCACGACTCAACATTTTTTCTGGAAAAAACAAAAGCAATCGCCGGCAACATTTCACGCTCTCGTAAAAATGTGGCGAGTTGATTGAGTGTGTGTTTACGATTAATGCGAACTTTGTTGTCATCAAACAACTTGTTTATTTTCACAATATTTTTATATCCAATCTCATTAAAGACACCCTTTTCATTTTGGAGCGGAATAAGAGCATTTGTGTTGTCTTTGATGTCTTTTTGAATAGTCTTGTCCTTGATGTGTTTAAATACCGTCTCGGCGGTAGTAATATAACCATAATGAGATAGTGGGACTACACGATGATTTGTGGAGGCAAGGTAGACACATTTCGCATCGTCAGCAACATCGTCTTTTTCGCACCACTTTGCGAAACCCTCTGGATTATCAATCGTCGCAGAAAGCATAACCATCTGAATATGTCGTGGCAACATAAGTATAGTTTTCTCCCAAGTTTGTCCGCGTTCAGTGTCGTTAATGTAGTGAACTTCATCAAAAACGACACAAGCTAGTTCATTATGAATGTCAATTTGAAATTGCAGACTGGACGGCTTTGTTTCAGACACAGAAGTGACGGCGGTAAACAGATAATTCATTAGAATTTCGGTTGTCATAATGAGCACATCCGCTTCTGGGTTGGTCTTGATGTCGCCAGTAAACAAGCCGAATGAAATGTGCGGGTACTTTTTAGTAAATTCGTAGTATTTTTGATTAGAAAGGGCTTTGATGGGACTGGTATAAATAACTTTTTTGCCGAGAGCCGTGAAATGTTGGATGGCAAATTCGGCGGGCAGGGTTTTGCCTGAGCCAGTGTGGGCGGTGACGAGGACGTGTTGACCATCAACGATAGCTTCAATAGCATATTTTTGAAAATCACTCAGAGGATATGGATACAATTCAAAATGCGCATCGTATTTTGAATTGGACGGGTAGGGGGTATTGCAGATTTTTACCATTTTGTTGGTTTACAATATATAGTATGACTTCCTATTTATATTAGTTTGTAAAAACAATAACACTAATAGTTCGATGGTTCAAATGGGTAAAGGCATTACTGAACATTTACGTGTATTTGGCAACGAGTTGTTTTGCTAGTTTATCATTCCCACGCGAGTTGAATGCACTCTTATTATGTATTCGGTGCAGCACTTGCACATCTTGTATATTATAAAAACGATACCCGGTTTTCCATAATCTTAACCATAAATCATAATCTTCTACCACATTAGGTTCATTGCTCCAATAACACATCGGTTTCTTTACCAAACAACTGCTATTTATAATCGGATTAGTAATAGTAAAATTGAACTTGGTTATATCACCAAATGGTATATTTGGTGAACCAGTCCTTTCTCCAAAATATCTACATTGTGTCCCGATAACATCATATGCATCAGTAAATGGAATTTGACTTTCTAATTTTGTGGGCAACCAAACATCATCTACATCTAATATGCTGATCCAGTCATATTTGCAATATTTTATCATTTCGTTTAGAGCATTTGATTTGCCGACGCAATTATGCAAATCAATAACAGTAATATTTGAGTTAAATAATTCATATGTCTTCGCAATATGTAAACATTCTGAACCGGGGGGGTGACCGTTTATGCCAATGATTAATTCCCATTTATTATAACTTTGACATAAAATAGACATTACTGACTCATTGATATATTCAATCCCATTATAAATGGGCATTAATATACTAATCATTGTATAGTATATTCACATCATACATTTTATATCATTTGAATTAAAATACTTTGATCAGCGTTTACTATATAATTATTATCAAAATAAATTATTATATCAATTTAGTTTATCCACGTGTGAATGCCGAACCAGCATTGCGAATTTATTATTTAATGGTTTATAATAACTTAAAGTTATTAGCGTTTAAACAGTAATATAATGCAAAATTTAGTTCTCATTACTTCGGTTATATGTATCCAAAATACGCCATTATCATATACTAATACGCGGTCAGTTTATTCTCACGCAGAAAGATTTGAACAAACAAAAACTACAATTGAAACAGTTAAAGCCAAAATACCGCATTTAAAAATAATCATAGTTGAATGCTCAGAATTGGATCAGGAACAAACTGAATATTTAACAACGCACAGTGATTATTTTTTAAATTTATATAAAAACGATTTTATACGAAACTGCACAACCGGCATTTCAAAATCTTTGGGGGAAGGCATGATGACAATTTGTGCGTTAAATTATATTATTGATAATAATATAGAATATGACAATCTAATAAAAATTTCTGGAAGATATTGGTTATCTAATAAATTTGAGTATACCAATTTTAATAATAATGACATTGTAATTAAATATATTGAAAATAATAATGACTATGTGCTTACAGCTCTATATAAATTACCGAAATCAGCATCTGTTAATTTTATGAAATTCTTAGAACGCAATTTTAACAACATGAAAAATTGCATAGGATTTGAAATTTTATTTGCGAATTTTATAAAAACTGAAAATAAACAAATTAAAACATTGGATCCGATTGGGTTGGATGGGTATGTTTCAGTTGCAAGGGAATTTTATTCAGGCTAATAAAATATTTATTATCTTAAAATTATCATATAAATATAAAATTCCCATAGATATATTATTAAAATATCATGCGAATAGCTGTCATTGATGGTGTAAATCAAGATATTGGTTTAAATATTTTATTTCCAGAAGCAGACTATTTTATAAATAATACTGAAACAGATAAATCTTCAAATATGAAGGCAAGTAATATTATTCCAAACTACGATTGGTCGAAAATAAATGACATAAATTACGATTACTTGTGTATTGTTATATCAGTATATGATGCAAAACCTGGAACGAAATTTTTTAAACCTAATATATATGATATATTGCAACGTGAACTCAAAATAATTAATGAAAATAATTTTAAAAAGGTATTTATTTTTGATAATTACGATTATGATTATGATCCGAACGAAATAATACAAAATGATAAAATTTCTTTATTTTTCAAAAGAAATTATAATAAAACAAAAATTTATAAAAATAATGTAGTGCCTTTTCCCTTTATAATGTTTGGAGATGTTTCAATTATTGAAAAAATAGATATTCCTTTATTTTATTCACCAACAAAAGACAATCGTATTTTTTTTTCCGGATCGATATTTGCGCACGAAGACCCACAAATAAACTATTATAGAAACCGAAGAATTATATATGATAAGATTCGTCACTTAATTTATAATCCTGGTTCATTGCAATATAATGACTTTTTACGTGCAATAGGATTATCAAAATATTCATTAGATTTAAACGGAGTTGGTGACCCAAATAAACGGACGTTTGAAATACTATCACAGGGCTCTTTAAGAATTGCAGAATATAATGATTTAAAATGGCCGTTTGAAGAGACATTTTCAGAAGAAACAATTTTTAAAGATGCTGATGATTTTTGTAATAAAATAAATGCCTTAAATCATGATAATGACCTGTATTTGAAGTGCATTAATAATCAATTAAATATTTATAACAAATATTTTAATAAAAAGTGGATTAAAGAGTATATAATTACATTTTTGTAATAAATATACAAAGATAATGAATGCGTTCAATTGAAAATGGTGTAAAATATATTACAACTCCTTATGTTTTTCATTGTGAAGACGATTGGGAATTTTATTGTCCTGGTTTTATTGAATTATCAATGAAAATATTACAAACAAACGATAGAATTTCACAAGTTTTATTAAGATCATATCACGAATATATATAGATATCGTATGAAAATCAACGATGATAATAATAACTATAACATAATAACATTAAATGAAGGCACTTCCGTGTATAGTTTTAATCCATCATTAAAAAAATAGAAGTAGAATTATTAAATATCCCATATAAAGATACATATGACGAAGGGACAATACAAAAAATACAAGAATTGGGGTACATTTATGTTGTTACTAAAAATGTAAATGGTTTTGTAAACCACATTGGTTGGAATGATCACGTATACTAATATATTTTATTAAATAATATAGTGTATTGATTAATACATAAAGAATACTTGTAATGATTATATAATGGAATATAATATAAAATATTATTTAATACATGGTGTTGATAAATCCAGAGGACCAAGAATGATAGATGAATTTAATAAATGGGGATTAGACAATAAAAAGGTTGAATGGATTTTAGAACCAAATAAAGATAAAATTACAGACGTAATGCGAGAACAATTGTTATTACAAGTTAATTCAACTAGTTGTGGAATACCTTTTCCTGGTGGTTGTTCTAATATTGGAAATGGAAAAATATCATGTACATACAAGCATTATTTGTGCTTAAAAAATATTGTTGAAAATAACTATGAATATGGTGTTATTATGGAAGATAATCAATATTTTTGTGATAATATACCGAATACAATCGACAAATATATAACCCAATTAAATAATTTATATCCTGATTGGGATATTATTTTTGATACAAAATGGGCAAAAATGCAGGATATTGAGGAAGCAACTGTTATAGATGATATTTTTGTATATCCAAAATCAAATGAAATTACAAAATACTGTCATGGGGGTACAAGACTTGCTCAATTCTATATTATAAGAAATAAATGCGCGCAAAAATTATATAATAATTATATTCCTTTTAACAATGCTCCTGATTGGTGGATGAATGATTTATTTCGTAAATTAAATATAAAATCGTTTTGGTCAGAACCTTCTATAAGCGACGTTTTTCCTCACATTTCAACGGCTAATTAAAATATAAAGAATTATATAATAATGAATAATTAACTTTATTAAACAAATTTATTTGCTAGACAATCAAGCAAATAAAATGCACACCACTATACACCTTGCATTTGATTAATATAAATAACATTTTTGTTCTTTTAATGTATAATTATTATTAATATAATATTCTATTACTTCAATTAGTTTTTCACAGTTAACGTTCATATTTAATCTTAATTGATTATAGATTTCATAAATAGGAGACCTCCATTTTGGAAATACCGTATGATCATCACATAACATTATATGATTTTTATTTGAAGAATAAGATAAACCTGGAAAATAATAATATGGATGATATTCTTCATGACAACATTCTACAATTAACGCATCATTGGGCGCAAACGGTATACTGACTAATTGAGCTCCGTGAGGAGAAATAATTACATTGTGATTTTCAAAAAACGCAGTTTGTTCTTCAAATGAAATATTTTCAAAATAAATAACGTCAACATCAACATTAAATCTTTCTTTAATTTTATTACACATTTCTTCTTCATTTAAAATTGTTCTTCCATTATTTATTCTTCTATTAATCAAACCTATTGCCAATTTTTTTGTATTTTCTCCTGAGAAAAATTTATTAATAGCAACAATATCACTCACAATTGGGTGAGGAAACCATAGATTGTAATAACCAGTTCTAATGCTATTGTCTTTCCAGTTTATAAAATTATCCAATTTTTTAAACCCGTTCTTATTATACTCAGCATCATCACCCATTATTCCGCAAAAATGACTAAACTTTAAAACTATATCATAATTAAAATTATTTACATTTCCAGTAAAAATAAAATTATTTAATTTTTTATATAAAAATTTAATATAACTGCTTACATACATTGATATATAGGACGTTTGTGGAATTTGCAATACTATTAAATAATCGTTATATTGTAATATAACGCTTGTAGCAAAATAAAAATATTCCATTGTATGTACAAAATGTGGCATTCCTAATACATCCCATTTATCACACGTTATTACTATTTTATTATTATTATACATTTTTTGTATACGTTCGTTATTTTCATTCTCAATTGCAAATTCCATGTATTATATACACATTTTGTATTATTTATATGGTTTATATAGATGATTCTTTATGTGAGCCACTAGCAAAATATGATACAATAAAAATAGCAAGGCTATGTTTATTGTCGCCAAAAATTAGAATGAGTTTGTCTCATTAAATATAAGTAAGCTCTATTCATAGAAACAAATTACTCTGTTTTAAAGTTTACAAGCATTTTAAGTTGGTCATAAATGCTATTTTCAATCGTTTTTTTACCACATAATGTCATATTTTTAGATATTGAATCTTCATATTTTTCAATATTTATATTTAAATCGTATATTTCATTAATATAACAACATAATTCATATTTGGTTACAACATTTGGTGAAAAAATATGTTTTATTCCATTCCAAAAACCACCACTATCTATTACATTTTTAATGTATTTTGCCAATTCTAAACAAGTTACCCCGTTCCAAAAATGATTTGTATACCCTTTTATGTTACCATTTTTATTACTTTTAATCCATTCTATTAAAGATTTTTTGCCAGATAATTCTTCGCCTATAATGGATGTTCTAATTATTGTTGCATCTTCGGGTTCTCCCAAAGATTTCGACGTACCATAAATGTCTGTTGATGTATGCGCGTCATTTATTGAATAATTGCCGTTTGATCCATCATACACACAATCTGTTGTTATATGAATAAACTTGTAACTATATCTTTTAGATATTTCATTTAATTTATGGGGGAATAGTGTGTTAACCCGTATATAAGTTCTATAATTATCCTTTTTATATTTTTGAGGTATTATTCCGGCACAATTAATTATAACATCATTCTTTTGTAAATTATTGGTCAATATATCTTCCAGTTTTAACCATGTATCGGTTTCAATGTCATAATCATCCCTAAGAATACAAGTTATGTCATATTTATCCTTTAAAACCTCTAATACATATCTACCAAGCATTCCAGTACCGCCAAACAATACGATTTTCATATAATATTGTTTATACAATCGTTTTATATCAATATGCCTAGGTTTAATAATTTAGGCAGTTGACAGTTCATTGTTGGCAAATTGGTAATATATATATATATAACAATTTAAACACAATAGATTATTATTATTAAAATGATAGAAAACAAGACTATTCTTATATTTGGTGGCACAGGTTCGTTAGGACACGAGGTTGTTGCGCGATATATTGAAAAAAATGTTATATACAATTACTCGCGTGATGAATGCAAACACTGGAAAATGAAACTGGACTTTAATCACAATAAAAATTTAAATTTTATTATTGGCGATGTAATAAACGAAAAAAAAATTGAAGAAACAATTCTAAGAATTAAACCAAATATTATAATAATTGCATCTGCGATGAAACATATTGATCAATGCGAGTATAATACAGACCAGAGTTTAAATACAAATTTATTAGGTGTAAAAAACATACTAGATTTAATTGAAAAACATCAATATATGTTAAACACAACATTAGAAACTGTTTTATTTGTGAGTAGCGATAAAGCGTGTAGTCCGATTAACGTTTATGGATTATGTAAAGCATTATCTGAGACATTGATAACCGAAAAATCATACTACTTAAAAAATATAAAGTTTGTTAATATTCGTTATGGCAATGTGTTAAACTCACGAGGGAGCATTATACCCCTGTTGCATACGATAGGTTCTGATGCAGAAAAATCTCATTTTACACTTACAAATGATAAAATGACACGGTTTGTAATGACGTTGGAACAAAGCGTTAATTTAATAGAACACGCAATAATTAATGGTGAATCTGGCGACACCGTTATACCAAAGTTAATTTCTATGAACGTTAAGGACTTAGTTGAAATATTTTCTGAAAAATATAACAAACCTATTAAATTAACCGGAATTAAGCCTGGTGAAAAATTACTCGAGTCTTTAATTAATAAATCACAATCAGCTAGAATTAAAATAAATGGTGAATATACACATATTAAATCGGTATACGATTTTAATGAAACAATAAATGAAACGAGTCTTACAGATTACAACAGTAAGATTAATCCACTAAGCAAAGAAGAGTTGTATAATTTTTTAATCGGGTTAAACCTAATTTAAATACATTATATATCAACTGCACCGACTAAAAAGAACAATGAGGTATAAACTCATTTGAAAATATATAGTTAAAGACAATATATAGTTAAGTATAAGACGCATTTAACTATATATGGATATTACATTTGTAAGTTGTTTTTATATAATTAAATCTAAATTTGATAAAAATATTTATATTGGATGGATGAACAATTTCATTTCCATTGTAAATACTTTTAATTTAATCATATATTCTGATGAAAATAGTTACCAATATATTGACACAAGAGGCAACCCGCGGATTAAAGTTATCATACGTCCACTTGAAGAGTTTTTTAATTACAATTACAAGGAAAATTGGATAGCAAATCACGAAAAAAATCATCAATTAAACAAACAATCTTGTTGGGAGTTAAACATGCTGTGGTCTGAAAAGATTTGGTTTGTTAAGGACGCAATTGACAAAAAATATTACATAACAGATTTTTACGGGTGGTGTGATATAGGTTATTTTCGCAATCGTGAAAAAGACGTACATACAAGCAAATTAATGAATTGGCCGAATCCAAACATTCTATCTAAACTTGATGCGAACAAAATTTACTATGC